TGTAAGATGTATCCTAAACTGAATATAGTTATATGCACACCGAGAAAATCAGTAGTAAAGTCAATATACGAGCGCTTGAGTGATGACTCTTTCTTAGAGGATCATATAGGGGTAATCAGTTCGTGGAAGACAGAGGGAGCTGATCAGCGCATAGTAGTATCCACTGTACGTTCATTACATAAGACAGACACTGAAAAATGTGATTTGCTTATGTTTGATGAATGTCAGGGAGTAGGTGCTGTATGTACAGCGGAAGCTATTGCAAAGTTTTCAAGAGCGCGTAAATTTGGCTTCAGCGCATCTCCTGAAGGAAGAGGTGACGGAGCGGACATGGTACTGGAATCTTTGTTTGGACCTGTTAGGTTTGATTATGCATATCAACAGGCAGTAGATAAAGGATCTGTAGTACCTATTAAAGTACATATGTACAATGTTGAAGGATCCCCTATCCCGAAAGAAGGCAGGATAGCTTTAAAAAGATGGGGTATATGGCGTAATAAGGAACGTAATCAAAAGATAGCTGAGGTAATAGGTAAATTTAAAGATGACGAACAGGTGTTGATAATGACAGAAACTCTCGAGCATGCCTTTAATCTTAAGAAGTTACTCCCTGATTACAAAGTTATATATGCTAATTGTTCAAAGGATCGTTATGATAAGTTAGTTAAAGACGGATACACATCAGACCCTTACCTTAATGCTAAGGAGATGATGGATATGCAGAGCAGGTTTGAGCAAGGTAAGTTAGTAAAATGTATAAGCACGATGGTTTTTCGAGAAGGAATCGACGCCGTAAAATTGAGAGGATTGGTTAGGGCAGATGGGCTATCAGGGGTTATCCCTAGCACCCAAATACCTGGTAGACTATCCAGACTTGATGAAAATAAAGAGTATGGTATTTTGATAGATTTTATAGATGACTTCGACGAAAGGTTGCAAAAAGCTTCATACAATAGAATAAAACATTATAAGAGCCTTAATTGGAATCTTATTTACGAGGATAAATTATAGGCGATATAATGCAAAAGATAGATAGAACAGGAGAAGTGTATGGGAGATTAACGGTTTTGAAGGACACAGGAACAAGACGAGGTAAAAAATTAGTTTGGTTATGTTCCTGTGAATGTGGAAATACTAAAGAAGTATTAATTGACAATTTGCGGAATAACAGTACTAAGAGCTGCGGTTGTTTAAATAGTGAACTTATAACAAAGCGACGAAAAAAAGATCTCACAGGTAATACTTTTGGAAAATTAACAGTTATAAAGGATGTTAATAAAAGAACTAATGGTAGAGTGATGTGGTTATGTTCTTGCGACTGTGGTAATGAAGTAGAAGCCGCTAGTAGTAATTTATTAAACGGACATACTAAAACTTGTGGTTGTTCAAGACATGATTTAAAGGGTGTTTTTAGCCCAAGATGGAAAGGCGGTATAACTCCTGAAAATGTAAAAATAAGGAGATCCCCAGAATATAGTTGGTGGAGGGAGGCTGTATTTAAAAGAGATAATTATACCTGTAGAAGGTGTGGTGCTCATGGGGTTACTTTTCACGCTCATCATCTTAATCCTTTTTCTAAATATGAATATATTAGATTCGATCTTGATAACGGTGTAACACTTTGTAAATATTGTCACACCACATTACATGTTGAATTTGGGAAGCTTCCGGAGGACGTCAATGATCAGTTAACCTTTATAAGAACCTAGATTGGAGCATTGCATATGAAGATAGACTTTGAAGATATAAATAAAATAATTGAAGAATTCAAGGTTCCTTACAGATTGGCTCCCTGTTCTGAAGTAAATGAATTACTCGAAAAGATGGAGGAAGAGAATGTAAGTCCTTTCGAGTATATTCATTATCTGTATAGAGAATGGAATCCTACTTTGGTAGTTAAGAGTGTCATATGTTCGGAGAAAGCCTGGAAAGCTTTTATGAATTTCAGAAAAATTAGAATGGCGGAAACTGCTATTCGTGTAGATATAGAAAAGCATAGATTACAATTTCTGTTAAAGAAAGATATTTCTATTCAGGATATAATAACTTCTGAGCTGGAGACTTTCTTCTGCCTGTTAAAATATATATTAGCAGGAGCAAGTGAATTGGATGATTTAATAGAACTCTACCAACCTGGAGCCGAGTATGAATTGAAGATCATGCCGGAATTAAAGAAACATTTATTTGAATTCGGAGATCGTTTTTTCCCTAAAATATAAGGATAAAAATATCATGAAAGATAAGCTAGATTGGACATGTCTAATACACGGAAAGAAAATGTCAGAGCATTTATGTCTATATTGTTGCATGTGTTTCAAATCTTTGACACCTGAAGAATGTACCCCTGATGAGAAAGGCCAGAAGTGGGATATTTGTCAATCATGTTATGATAAAGAACAAAAGGCCTTGAAAGAAAAAAGTAAATAAAGGAGGTGTGTAGTGTCTGAAGTACTCACGAAAAGTGATTACGACATACTTCTGTTACATGTGTTAAAAGACCCCAGGACTTTCTTGGAGTTCGTTACTAAGACTAACGAACCGGTTTTTGATCCTGCCATATACGTTGCTCACGATTTTATAGCTAAAGTTGTGAGAGATGTTTATTATGAGCATGAAATATACATGCCTACTAGTAGTATGCGATTTAGGTTGCAGGACAACTTAGACGATAAGGATTATGATCCTGAAATAAAAGATAAGATATATAGTTTATTTGATATGATTGCTGCTATTCCTAATACGGACTTAATGCCTGATGTATCAAGAACTATTCTAAGTAGGGTTATAGATGAACAGGTGGCAGAGAGCGCATCTGAACGCATCAAACAAGTGCTGGAACGCGGCAATACAACCCGTGAAGCAATTAATGAAATACAGAAAGAGCTGGAGCAGAAGAGACTAGGTGTCTCTGATCAAGTAATACTTACTAACCCGTTTGAAAACATTTCCGAACACATGATACGTAATGAAGTATTCGCTACAGGTGTAGAGTTTATAGATACTATGTTAAATGGTGGACCATGGAGGCATGACTTACTGGGAATTCTGGCACCGTCTAGTGGTGGAAAGACTACGCTGGCAGTACAGCTGGCTACATCCTGGGTAAGACAGGATGATGTTAGACATGCTCTTATAATGTCCTACGAGCAGCCTTTGGAAGGAGATATATCTTCAAGACTTTGTTCAGCAGCTACAGGTATTCCTGTAGGTATGTTCAGAGGTAAAGACTTTGAGGATCTTACAGAGGATGTCAGGGAAAAGTTAATAACATCAAAACGACCTATAGAAAACAGATTCCATTTTGCTGACATGAGTACAGGTTTAGCCGGCGTACGGGGTGTAGAAGATATCAAATCTATAATGGATCAGTGGAAGCTGCCCGAAGAAGGTCCTCCTACACTGGTGATAATTGACTGGTTTATGCCTTGTATACAGAGAGCTATGCTGGGATCTAATGTAAACACAATCAGTAATGAAGCCCTGCGTATGTACGGTAACAGATTTATGGATGATCTGAAAATAATGAAGAACAATAGAAATGCTATTTTTATTATTAACCATCAGCTCAATGCTGAGAAAGCAGGAGCATCTTCTAATCGTAAACCGATATGGACAGATGCTGCGGAATGGAAAGCGTTTGCCTGGTTTTTTGATGTATGTTTTGCGGTGGGTACATTGTCTGAAGATATGATTGGACATTTCTGTGCCAGTAAGGTAAGAGCTACAGCAGCTTCTTCGAAGTTAGTTAGACTCAGAGGAGATTTAGTTAAGTTTGTATCAGCTGAAAATGATTTCATGACAGCTAATGGTAAAATCGTACCCAAGGTAAATGTAATGGATAATTTAGATAACAGTGGTCAACATGTAAAAGCGGATGTAAGTCACTTATCTAATATAGATAACTCAGCAGCAGCTCAGTTTGGAGATTAATATGATAAAAGGAGATAAAATATTAAATGTTCCTTTGTTTAATGCCTTATGTGATATTTTCGGGGGTGATGTAGGAATTACCAACGAAGGACAGGAAGGATACATAGAGACTATAAAAAGCGGCACAGACTTGTTGGCTATTAAAAGCAGAGAATGTGAGCAGTACATGGTCAATTGTCCTGAATGCGGAGATAGGAGACACAGATTGTATATTAGTCACTGGGCACTCAAAAAAGTGATGAAAGGTAAAAAGACAGTATGTACAGATCCTTTGTTCTACTGTCAGAATGAACCTACAATTTGTAAACATACAGAACTTAGACGTAAGATTAGATCTATCATCAATCCAGATGTTTATAAACCTGTAACTGTTCCTATTAATCAACGGAAACATAAAGGTAAGATTCTGGAATTGCCTGAAGGATGTATTCCTGTGAATGATCCTGAAACCCCGATAGCTGTAAAAGACTATCTGGAGGGTAGAGGGTTCGATCTGGACATACTGTATAATGGCTGGGGTGTATATGCTATCGAGCATTTAGAGGAATATCCTCAGAATGGCCCTAAGATAATATACCCTGTCATATATAACAATAAATTGGCATTCTGGCAAGCTAGAATTGCATGGGATCCAACGAAGGAACAACAGAAACAAGGTGTACTTAAGTATTATTTTCCGCAAGGCTCTAATAAAAGCAATGTGATATATAATAAAGATGAGGCTCGCTTGTATAAAGTTATTTTTATAGTAGAAGGAATCACAGATGTGCATAGAGTAGGTCCAGCTAGTTGTGCTATTTTTGGGAAAGTACCCAATATGCGCCAAACGCAGATCTTTCAGAATGCTTTGGGACACAGCACTGGTGTTATGCTCCTGGATAGTGATGCAAGTGAAGATGCTGAAAAGTATGTAAAGAAATATAAGAATGATATCTTTAATGGAGGATTTCATATGGTAAGACTGGATAAAGGAGATCCCGCCAGCTATTCCAAGGAAGAACTTCAGGATATAATAATGAGTAAAATAGGTAATATATTATGAATAAGACAAAAGGATTTAAGTTAGAAGGAAAAAGTAAAAATAACATCGCAGCTGCTGAAACACTTACTGATAAAGAGCAGGAAGAATTTATCGGAGAAGTTGTAAAGCTGGTAAAAAAATCTTGTGATATAGTTATAGATTTCTTCGCTAACAAAGTATTAAACGAAAAGAAGGATAAAAAAGATGATTAAGTATAAATTGTGGAAACCCAGTGAGGAAGTATTATGTGCTCCTTTACTCGCAATGGATACAGAGACAGAACTCATTGTTGATCATAATATACCGGATGTAGTATTATTACAGGTATATGATGGTAAGAGCGTTCAGCTAGTTAACTGGCAGAACATTCCTGCATATCTTGAAGAGTGTGCCGTATGGAATGCGGAACACGTATTCATATTTCATAATGCAGCTTACGATTTAGCGGTATTAGGATATCCTGACTTTTTAATAAAAGCAGCAGACAAAAGTCGTGTGGTAGATACAATGTTCAGGTTCTCTTTATTCAAGATAGCTCAGAAAGGTTTCTTAACACAAAGATCGTTGAAGTTTGCGTGTAAGGAAATGCTTGAAATAGATATCGAGAAGGAAGACGATATACGTCTTACATTCAGCAGAGCGAAAGAACCCAACAAATCACAGTTAGATTATGCTGCCCTGGATCCTGTGCATACTTATAATCTGGCTGCGGCTATTCAAGCGCAACCTACTGAAGATATACAGGTAAGAGGTGCTATTGCTCTGGACTATATAAGCCGTATCGGAATGCTTATAGATGAAACAAGAAGAAAAGAACTGGAGGAAGCTTTTAATAAAGAAATTGTTACACATCTGCAAGTTATGGAAGATAATGGATATATTCCGGGTGAGTCTGGAAATAAGAAAATACTGCAGGACTATTTATATATGCTCGAAAAGCATTATGAGATAGAATTGCCACGTACACCTAAAACAAAGGCTATCAAGACATCTGATGCTTCAATGGAAGAATTGGGTGAGGCATATCTGAAAGATAGATTTCTTCAGGCTTACAAGAAGTATGTACACATTAATAAGATATCTAAAACATATCTTAAGACCAGCGTAATAGGTTCGGACGGTAGAGTTCATACCCGTTTTAATCCTTTGGTGATAACAGGTAGAACTTCTTCAGGTGGTCCTAATCTTCAGAACCTTCCTAAAGGAGAAGGTATAAGAGGAATTTTTATTCCTACACCTGGTTATTATTTTGCAGCTGTGGATTATTCTCAGATTGAATTATGCACTTTAGCTCAGAGTATTATTAAATGGCAAGGCAAGAGCGTGCTGGCTGATAAGATAAATGAAGGATTGGATTGTCACAGATATCTGGCATCTAAAGTGTTTAAGAAAGATATGAAGAGCATTACTAAGAAAGAAAGAGGATTTGCAAAAATTGCTAATTTCGGGTATCCTGGTGGTTTGTCTGCAGAGACATTCGTACCGTATGCTAAAGGTTATGGAATGGACTTGACGTACGCGGAATCTAAAGATTTAAGAGATGGATGGTTAAAAGCTTTTCCTGAGATGAAAGATTATCTCAATCCTGAACGACAACCTAGTAATCCTTCCAGATATCTGGGCAGGACAATTACAGGAAGATTGAGAGCTAATTGTGTATATACCGAGGCATGTAATAATCCTTTTCAGGGTTTAGCAGCTGACGGAGGAAAAGAAGCTTTGTGGAATATGTTCCTGCAGAGAATACGTATGGTAGACTTCATACATGATGAAACTTTAAACGAGATTAAAATAACAAATCCTAAAACAATAACAGAGGAGGTAGAACAGATAGAAGATACAATGATCAAGGCAATGGAGAAAGTAGTACCTGATGTGGCAATTAGAGTAGAATCTGCCCTGATGGACAGATGGTACAAAGAAGCTGAAGACCAGCGAGACGATAATAGTTATTTAAAGTTATGGCAACCAGAAGGAGAATAAGATGGCTTATAAGAGAAAAGACGCAGGTGGA